ACATCTATTTGCGGTCACTTCGGTGTGCTTCCTAGTGAAATTGGATTTAGCGGTTCAGGTTCACTTGGCGCAAGCGGATTACAAGAAGGCGAAACCATGTCAGGCGAAGCAATCGGTATTGCTCCCCTTGCTCAATGGATTAGCAGTCAATTAACTAATCTGTCTTACATGTATCTAGGTATGCCACGCGAACTAGAGTTCAAGATTCTATTTCAATCAAAGATTGACACCGAGGCAGAAGCCCGACGAGTTGATATTGAATTGAAGAATGGTGGAAGAACAGTTAATGAAGCCCGTAGTGATATGGGATTGCCATTACTAGATACACCACAGGCTGATATGCCAATGCTTCACTCATCAAGCGGATTATACTTCTTATCACCTGACGGAATCATTGATGCTTATCAGGCTTCTAATGCTTCTGCTCTATCAGGCGGAGATGCTACGCCAGTCACAGACCAACTAGGCATTGGTGACGAAGCCGTAACGGAAACAGGCAAACCTGAAAAGGAAGAAGCCGAAGAAGAAGAAAAAGAGCCAACTGAAGTTGCTTCTGAAGATGAAACAGATAAAGCCGTAAAAGAAATCAAGGCTTTCTTGAAGTGGATTCGCAAGGGCAACATGAAGCGCAAGTTTAACTTTGAAGCAGTTGAAGAAGACTACGCAGAAGTGTTAAACAAATACGCTGGCATTGGTGACCTTGACTCTGCTCGTTGGTATGCTGAAAGGTATTTAGGACTCTAGTGAAACCGAACCGCAAGCGACTGCACGCAGCATTGACTATCCGTCATGCGCGTTCAATCAAGCGCGGTATGGAAGAAGTCTTTTCGGTTGATGAAATCCTTGATGACTGGTATTCCCTGCGTGACCCGATTGATAGCATTGACGAAAACAACCGAGTTGAGATATCTAATCAACTGGCAAGGGATTGGGCTAAAGTTCATGTCAAGAAACTTGATACGGAGCGACTCAACTCTGCGCTCGCAAGACTGTATGCAGATGGCTGGACTCTAGGTACAGACATATCCTCATACGAGATTGCTCGTGCTGTTGGGCTACGCAAGGCTGCTCCCAGCAAGAAAGATTTATCTGATGCTTTGAAGATGGATTGGAAGAACTGGCGTCCGGGAAATCGTGCTGCTGCTAATTTAGTCAATCCACCAAACGGACTTAAACGACTCCTAGAAGGTCGCTCAGTCAAAATACAAGACCTGTCCACCACTACGCTAAATAGAATCGGCACAGCACTCGCTGAGGGCTTAATGAGGGGTTCTACGAGGCGAGCGATAGCAGAAGATTTAGCATATATCTTAGGTGATGATGCTAGAGCATTAATGATTGCTGGAACAGAAATGAGTTCAGCAGTTGTTCAAGCAAGCAGGGATTTATATGCAGACTCAGGCGTTGAGCAAGTTCAATGGCTGGTTGCAGACCCTTGCGATGAATGTCAAGAAAACCTAGACCAGTCACCGATTGGTATAGATGAAGAATGGATAAATGGCGACCCACCAGTTCACCCGAACTGTATGTGTGACATAGCACCTTATGTCGTGGATACTGGCTTGTGGGCTTGGCTAGAAGAAGAAGAATAGGAAACAAATGGCATTTCAACATGTGAATGCATCAACCTTCACAACACCACAGATACTACTTCAAATTCCAACAGGAATTCCACGACAGACACCAATTACTATTTACAATAATCATAGTGCTGCAATCTTTATTGGTGATGCAACTATCACTACTTCAGGCGCAACTATTGGAACTGTTCTTAACAATGCCGCACGATTAACTTTGAATGTCAATGGCGGAGATGTAATTTGGGCTATCTCAGCAGTAGCCTCTGCTGCTGGTGCAATTATTATTACCTATTCGGCATAAGGAGAACCATGAGCGACTCAACTAATGTCTATGCAGACATACTCAAATACGACGACAATGGTGATGGCACACTAACTGTTTACGGCAAAGCAACTGATGACTCAGTTGATATTGACCAGCAAATCTGTGACCCGGGATGGTTAGCAAAAGCGATGCCTGACTGGTTCATGACTGGTGGAAATATCCGTGAACAGCACAGCAATATCGCTGCTGGCGTTGCTAAGGAATACGAAGCGAAGTCTGATGGTCACTACATCAGCGCATTAGTTGTAGACCCAGTATCAGTAAAGAAAGTTCAAAACCGCGTATTGCGTGGATTCAGCATCGGGATTAAATCTCCGCGTGTTGTGATGGACAAGAAAGCAGCAAATGGTCGTATCATTGATGGGCAGATTGTAGAAGTCAGCCTTGTTGATAGACCAGCAAACCCAAACTGCCAATTAGTATTGGCTAAATCTATCAATGGTGAAAAATCATTAACGAAAGTCGAGGAACTGGTGGAAACTACCATAGAAAAAGAACTCGTTGAAGAATCAATGCCTATGAATGGCGAAGCCAAATCAATTCCTTCACAAGAAGATATGATGTCACGCTACGCTAGCGCAAAGCAAGCATTAGATGAAGTCACGATGATGTGCAAAGAATACGGCTATGAACTTCCTAGCGAAGAAAAGCAGTATGGCGAATCAGCCGAAGAAGAATCTGCAGAAGGTCCAGCAGGTAGCGGAGCCGAGCATGAACTCAGCGAAGCGAAAGAACTTGTACCTAATGGAGAAGACGATATGGAAAAATCAACGCTGACAGAGATTATCCCTGACACAACAGTTGATGAACCAATCATTCCGGGAATCAATCCCGAAGAACACGAAGATTCTGAAGATAAGACATCTTCAGATAAGTCCCTGCTCGCTGATATCAATTTAACTGATATCGTTGAGAAAGCCGTAAAGAGTGCTATGAAGTCGGTTGAAGCCGAAGTCGCTAAGTTGAAGTCTGCAAAAGAGGCAGTAGAGAACAAAGCATCGTCACTTGAAACTGAACTAGCAACGGCAAAATCTCTCGCAATAGGTGGCGGTCCAAAACGGGCAACCATAGCGACAGGTAGCAATAAGCCAAATGAAGCATTAGCCCAAGCGGAACTTTATTTCGCGAAGTCTTCTGCAACAACCGACCATGACCTTGCGAAGGGATACCGCCAAATGGCTAAAGAATTTTTAGCCAAAGCAGGTGTCGCTGAAGCAGAGTCAAACTAACTCTTTACAGGAGAATCAATAGATGAAAGAAGTAAAAGCAAAGGACTTGTATAACGAGTCCAATCCTGCTGCTGCTGCTGCTCGTCATGAGGAATACCTTGGTGAGTTGAACAAGTCAATCAACGGAGCATCAGCAGACCCTTCTGTGTTATCACAGATGGAATCTGGCAACGGAGTAAAGTTCGGCACAGGAAATCCTGTTGCTCAACTAGAATCTCTCGCTGCTAATAAGTCACTTGCTCCTGAAGCACTTGCTTCACTCACACAGGCACTCGCGACTCAGCGTGGCGCAATGGGTGATATCAATAAAGAAATCACTCTAACAACACCTCTTAGCACATCTTTCGCTGCCTTCGACCTTGAAGCACCAGCAAAGTTGCTAACACCTCGCCCAACACCACTCCGCAACCGCATCCCTCGTAAGAAGGGTGTTGGTACATCACACCGCGTAAAGCGTATCCTTGGATACACTGGTACAGGTACTGGTGGTCAAGGAAACATTTGGCCGGGAATCACTGAGACAACTCAGAACAACTTCGCTCCCGGAAGTGCTAACGCATTCTGGCTAGAGCGCGGTCCACAGATTTCTTACGCAGCAGACGACCTCGTGTTGCCTTACAACTCATACTCACTATCTGACCAAGTATCATTCGATGCTAACTTCTCAGGTATGGGTTATGAAGACCTTCGTCAGTTGTCAAGCACATCAACACTTTACGCAACAATGTTGATGGAAGAACGCATGATGCTTTACGCACGCGGAACAGCATCAGGTTACTCAGGCGCACTTGCTGCACCAACAGGTATCGTTGCTTCATCACCAGCCGCAAGTGCAGGTCAAACTGCACTAGCAGCAGGTGTCTATTATGTTTATATCACAGCAAACGCTGGTATCTCAGGTTCAGGATTCGGTGAATCAATCGTTTCCGCAGTAGCCTCTGAAACAGTAGCGAGTGGTGATGTTCTTGGTCTATCATGGACAGCAGTCACAGGTGCTATCGGTTACAACATTTATGTTGGAACTGCAACAGGCACAGCAAACTGTAAGTTCGTTGGTGTGGCACAAGGTACATCAGCAGTGATTCAAGGCGCAGCAGCAGTCGGCTTGCTCGGCAACAACTTCGCCTTCTCTACAAGTGGTGCTGCTGCATCACGCGCTAACGCTGATACATCAGCATACGCAACTGGCTATGACGGAATTATCCCAACAGTTACAGGTGCTAACTCAGGCGCAAACAACATCATCAACACAACATTCTCAACATCAAATCCTGGTGTTGAATACCAGAATGTTTTCTATACTCTGTACAACAATGTTAAGGGCGACCCTGATGAGATTCTTATCAATGGTGCAGACCGCAAGCAGTTGTCAGACTCAATCAAGAACGGCTCAACAGCCAACTACCGTTTGAATCTAACACAGACAGAAACTGGCGATTATGTTGGTGGTGCAACAATCGGTGCACTTAACAACGAAATCACAGGCAAGATGGTTCCTTTGACTGTTCACCCATGGTTGCAGCAAGGTATCTCACCTGTTCTTTCATACACACTTCCAATCCCTGACACAGAGGTTTCTGATGTTTGGGCTGCTATCAATGTTCAGGACTACATGGGTATTCAATGGCCAGTAGTTCAGTTCTCATACGATTTCAGCACATACTTCCGTGGAACTTTCTTCTGCTACGCACCAGCATGGAACGGCGCAGTCTCAGGAATCCAGAACGCATAATGTGTCTTGAATGCGGTTGCAATCAGCCATCACAAAGTCACGGTCGTGATGATGTGTCTACGGCTGTAATTGTTACACCAAACGAAACACCTCAATAACTAAATAGCCGACAGAGGGGCGAGTCTAAAAAACTTGCCCCTCTTAGGTAAGGCTACGGAAGGAAACCAAATGCCAAAGATGATTCCACCAACTGGATTAAAAGAGATTGCAGTTAAGACGGAACGCGGAACAAAACTTTACAAGGCAGACCGCTCAGGTTTAATCAATGTTGATAATCCTAAGCACGCAAAACAAATGAAGGACGAAGGACTAGGACAGGCAAGTTTACAGGGTGCAACCGACCCGAAGTTAGGATTCACCTGCATTCAATGTGGGTTCGGTTCATGGTTTTCTAAATGTTCTAGATGCGGTCAATTAAACGAGCGCATAGAAATGGATGGGTCAAGTGGCTGAATCAATCAACCCAAGCACTCACGGATTAACAGCATCTTATTTAACTGCTGATGAATACCGTAATGCGCCGACATCTATTGATATTGACAATCTTGTTTTTAACTCTAGCGACCCTGATGTTCAGAACAGCGAATTAGTCAATGTAATTGCACGCGCATCGAGTTGGATTGATACATACTGTAATCAAGTTTTAGGCGCAACAACAGAAACAGAATCACAACGCACACGCATCAGTTCTGACGGATATATCAAGTTTCACCCACGCTACTCACCAGTAATTGCTTTGACTGCACTTCAATACGGC